AAATTGACCGACCCCGCCCTTCAGGCCCGCCTGATCGATGCGTTGAAGAGAGCCGTTGCCAAGCCTTAAAACCTTCGGTATAACCCGCGACGATGTAAAGAGAAGTGACGATGCGCCCGTTTGCGTGAGATACATACCTAAAGCAACCGCGGCGTGGTCAGTTTTGGACTAAATGGAGAAGTGGCAGAGCGGTTGAATGCGCCGCACTCGAAATGCGGTATACTCGCAAGGGTATCGGGGGTTCAAATCCCTCCTTCTCCGCCATTATTTAAGTTACAACCCGCCTAGCCGCGTGAAGATGGCGGGTATAGTGTAAAAACGACGCGGGTTAGTGCGAAAATTAGGGTACTGGTTCCTGACCATCATTTTGCCCTTTCACCCCCGATCCCCAGCCATCCCCGCCAAGACTTCTGAGAGACTGCCGAACATTTGAGCCGCATGTACGGTTCGGTAAGTACCGAAAAACAAGGATTTTGATTGTCGGTATTTCGTGGCGCTCTCGCATGCGACCTAAATCAATGCACGAGTGAAGACTTTCGTAGCCGAGGGAAAAGGTTCTGCGGTGTTTTCGCATGCGCGCGAATTTATGCTTGAGGCATGAATGAACAATCACCGAAGCATAAAATTACCCAGGAAATAGGCCGCATTCTGGCTAACGGAATTCTGCGCCTGCGCCAAAATTCAGAGCGTTTTTCACTGGACTTACCGCCCGCCGGAAGCGTGTATGCGGAAACGGAGTCCACAAGTGAAGATTAATATTGTAGCGCAGATTAGCGAATTGCAGAGTATGGATAGCGCCCAGTTGCGGGCCAAATGGAAAGACCTGTTCGGCAGCGCGCCGCCCCAGGTAAAACGAAACTATCTCCAGCGCCGACTTGCATACCGCATACAGGAATTGGCCCTGGGCGGTGACCCGCTGGTTGAAAAGCGCCTTGAGGCGCAAAGCCAGCGCCGCCAGGACACCTCCCGCAAAGATCCCCGCATGATGAAGCCGCTGACCGGATCGCGGCTGGTGCGCCAATACAAAGGCGTCGAATACCACGTCACGGTGCTGCCGGACGGCTTTGAATACAATGGCATGAAATATAAGAGCCTTTCCCGCATCGCTTGCGACATCACAGGCACCTGGACATCCGGCCCTGCCTTTTTCGGCCTGACGAACCGCAATAAAGGAGATGCCCAATGACCGAAATTAAACGCCGGATCCGCTGCGCCGTTTACACCCGTAAATCGACCGAAGAAGGTCTGGACATGGAATTCAACAGCCTCGATGCCCAGCGCGAGGCCGGAGAAAACTATGTGGCGTCCCAGCGGTCGGAAGGCTGGACGCTGGTGCCGGACTATTACGATGACGGCGGCATATCGGGCGGCCACATGGATCGCCCCGCGCTGCAGCGCCTTCTTAAGGATATCCAAAACGGCCTGATCGATGTGGTCGTCGTTTATAAAGTTGACCGCCTGTCGCGGTCGCTCACTGATTTTGCGAAGCTGGTCGAGCTTTTCGATAGACACAAAGTCAGCTTTGTGTCGGTCACCCAGCAATTCAACACCACCACATCAATGGGCCGCCTGACACTCAATATCCTGCTGTCATTTGCGCAATTTGAACGCGAAGTGATCGGCGAACGTATCCGCGATAAGTTTGCCGCATCAAAACGCAAAGGTATGTGGATGGGCGGCTATCCGCCGCTGGGCTATGAAGTTGTCGACCGTAAATTGGTGATCAATAAAGATGAAGCCGCGCTGGTCTGCAAAATATTTGAGCGTTATCTCGTCGTGCAATCGGCCACAACGCTGGCGCGCGAATTGCGTTCGCAAGGCATCCACACGAAGGCGCTCCTGACAAAGAAAGGCGTCCAGCGTAACGGCGCAGAGATGTCCAAAAGCTATCTTTACAAGCTGCTTAAAAACCCCATTTACGTCGGCGATATTTCTCACAAGGGAAAAGTCTACGCTGGGCAACACCAGCCCATTATTTCCCGCGACGTATGGCAGCAGGCACGCGATTTAATGCAGGAATCTCCACGCATGCGCAAAAAGGGCGAAAGCTGCCAAAGTGCTGCGCTGCTGCGTGGTTTCGCGGCCTGCGGCGGCTGCCAGTCCACTATGTCGCCCACATCTACGCGCAAAAAAGGGAAACTCTATCGCTATTACGCGGGCAGCAAATACCTGACGCTGAAATGCGCTGATTGCCCCGTGGCGCGCGTTCCAGCCGCCGAGTTGGAACAAGTTGTCATCCAACAGATCAAGCCGCTCCTGCAGACGCCTGAAATTATGGTGCAAGCCTGGGTGGCCGCGCGCGAACAAGATCCCGATATCACCGAGCATGACGTGCGCGAGGCCATGAAAAACCTTGACGCTGTCTGGGACGAACTTTTTCCTGCCGAGCAACGCCGCATTCTTGAATTGCTGCTGGAGCGTGTTGTTGTGAATCCCGACAAAGTCGATATTCGGGTGAAGTCTGACGGGCTTGCCTGCATGGCGCGCGAATTGATCAGCACCAAGAAAACCGAGGAGCTGGCCGCATGAGCAAAGTCCTCACCGTTGAAGTGCCTGTGCAATTTAAGAAGAGCGGCGCGCGCCGTTTAATTATCGCGCCGGAAAATGCCGAAGATCAAAGCCTGTCGATGAGTCGCCAGCCAGATCTCAATTTGGTAAACGCTTTGAAGCGCGCCTATCGCTGGCAAAAGCTAATCGAAGATGGTCGATGCAAGAATATCGAGGAGCTGGCTGTAAAAGAGAAAGTCACATCCTCATTTGCAAGCCGTATCGTGCGGCTGAATTCCCTGGCACCGGATATAAAGCGCGCCATCCTGGACGGCACACAACCTAAAACGCTTCGGGTGATCGATTTGATGCCTGCATTCCCAGAGGATTGGGAAGAGCAAAGAAAACTATTCGGCTTTAGTTAAGTTTCCTGCGCTCGGTCTCTTCGATGATATCAGCCGCAGCATTCCAGATATTTTTTATCCAGGGCGAAATGTAAGTGAAGCGTTTGTATTGCGCGTCACCCGCCGCCATCATGCGCAGTTGCTCGGCTATGAGTTTACCGGAGTCAGCGGCACCCTGAAGGCCAGCTTGCATTGGTGTGAGATCGTCGTCGTTTTCGTCATTAAAAAAATTGTCGTTCATGCGTCCTCCTAAAACGGTAACGATCACCAGAGATGACTCTGGTGATCGGGGTGTTAATAACCGTCGAGGACGGCGCAGCGTATTCACGCGAGCGCTATTGTATTCCGCCGCCACCCCGACCATAGGTCGAGAGGCGCATCGGATTTGCGGGCTGATGCATGCCCGCCTCGAGAGGTTATTAAGCCCCAGAACAGCCTTTTTCGCTGTCCTATCAGTAAAGTAGCGAATAACCGTCCGGATGGCAATTGATAAGGGAACTAAGCAATTTCTATTTTCATCCCTGAAAGGCCACTCCATTCCCTGCCGGAGCGCGCCGAGGGTTGATTCGGTCAATATTGACGCACCGAACCTGTCACCACCCCCGCAATTTCCAATGCTTCATAATCGCGTATGCGGATCGGCTTGTGATTTTCATTCTCTGGTTTCAAAAACACCGCGCCGCGCTCGTCACGAATAAATCTTTTCACGGTCACCTGGTTGTCGATCATCGCCACAACGATTTTGCCATTCAGGACTTCTTCCTTTTTGTTTACGATCAAAATATCGCCATCGAATATTCCTGCATTCACCATTGAATCCCCGCTAACGCGCAGCAGGAAGCAATTTTCGGAATCCAAAACGAAGAGAGAATTAAGATCGGTCAACTTTTCAACGTCGTCGCTGGCAATGCTCGGCACGCCAGCCGGAACGCGAGAGGCATACAGGGGTAACCTGTAGCCACGCTGATCCAAATACTTTTCCACACCATCTGCTAGGCTGTTGGGGATCCTGAAAAGTGTAGTTTTTTCACCCCACGGGCCTGATCCTCTAGGTCGTCCCGATCCAGGACGATTTCCACCGCGTGCCATCTCGCGCTCCTTGTATGCATCTAAAACTGATTGACGTTAATAATCTGTTTGATTATTGTACAAAAATCAATAGGAAACTTACGGGCAGCAGAATCGGAGGGTGGCCATGCCTCTATCGAATAAAAATTACTATTATTTACAAGAAGTTATTAAGCGTTGGGGCATTACCCTGCTGGATATTCGTTATTTCGCCGAGCAAGGCCAATTGGAGATTCAGACCTGGCTGCCGGAAACGGTCATGAAAATCTATCGGAACAAGCGCACTGAAGATGGCGACGTCGTCCCCATCCAAATCGGCGTCACCAGCCATAAAGGTCATGCCATTGTCGAGCCGGACGAGCTGCGCAATATCTTCCATGCCAGCCCGTGCAAGATCACGAAATTTAAATCTGTCGAGAATAAAGACCTCCTGAAAATCTACGATAAGCGCGCCAGCTTTATGGTGGCGATTGAAGACCTGGTTGTTTCTAAAATCGAGCGCGACCGTTTTGAAAATGATTTCGCACTGCCGATTGAATCCAAAAAAAGCATTTACGTTGCTCCTGTCTCTTTCAGCGGGCGTCCCAGCGTCATGCACAAGATCGAGCAAGAGCTTGTCTGCCGATCACGCGCGCAATCTCTTCTGCCCACGCTCGCCGCCGAATCCAGATCGCTGCATGTATGGGCGAAGGAACATTTGATCGGCGAACAAATTCCCACCGCGCGCACGATAGCAAATGCCATGCGCATAAAATACAAGCATGAAATCATGCATGCACAAAATGCAGCATCTGTCGAGATTTTAGCCGCACAAGCATAGTCGAGTATTCAATTTCGTGCATCGTTTCGTGCAAATTTTCTGACACAAAACATAAGCACGCATCGCCTTGTATGCAGCGACATACAAGCGCATTAAAATTTCCCCTCTTATCCACAAAACACCTGCACGAAATCTTTTGATTTCATGCCATTTCGTGCCGCTATTTCGTGCATCACGAAACTGACTTGATGGGAACCACAACGCAATGAAGCGAAGAGGTTCCTATGGAAGTCACCCATCTCAATCAATTTGAATTAGCAAAGCGCTGGAGAATGTCCCAGCGCACACTCGAACGCTGGCGCTGGCAAGGTATCGGCCCTGTTTATCTCAAGCTCGGCATGCGCATCGTTTATCGCGTGTCCGATGTTGAAGCATTCGAACAGCGTGGCGAACACGTTCCTGAAAACACGCAAGCCGCAGTGCCCGTCGCAGAAATGGCAGGTGCGTGATGAACGCTTTCGAACATTTCAAAATCGAACATCTCTCCGCATCCAGCCTCAACCTTTACGCTGCCGAGCCTGCGCTCTGGGTGATCGAACGCCTCCTGGGCATGAAACACGGTAGCAGCGCCGTCATGGCGCGCGGCAAGGCCGTCGAAGCCGGTGTCCACATGGGCCTGCTGCAGCCATACCTTTCTGTTGAAGCCGCCATCGGCCACGCCGAGCGCGAATATGACCGCGAGATGGCGCTGGTGCCGGATGAGCGCCGCGAGGACGAAAAGAAAAACATCGCAGGCTACGTCAAGCATGGCGTCGAAGAGCTGCGGCAATACGGCGTCCCCACTGGCTATCAGGACAAGGTCAGCATCACGCTGGAAGGCATTCCGGTGCCGATCATCGGCTATATCGATTGGCGCTTCGATCAGCACGGTATCGTCGTCGATCTGAAAACCAGCGAACGCCTGCCGAGCGGCATTTCCAATGCGCACGGTCGCCAGGGCGCGGTCTATGCCAACGCCCACGGAAATTACGGGATGCGCTTCGCCTATGTGAAGCCCACCCCAGGCAAGAAGGACGGCAAAGCCGTCGCCATCTACGAAATGTCAGGCGAAGAGCGTCAAAAACATTTGAACGCGCTCAAGCAAGTCGCGCTGCGGCTGCATCGCTTCCTCTCACTCTCGAAGGATCCGCACGAACTCGCGGGTCTCGTCTGCCCGAACTACGAGAGCTTTTACTGGTCGAACGCGCAAACGCGCGCCGACGGTGAAAAAGTGTTCGGTTTTTAACGCTCAACCCTCAACGCACAAGTCAAAAGGAGAAAGACAATGCCATTGAATATCGGAGCATCGGGAAGCATCAAGCCCTACGCAAAATACAACTCGAAAGCGGACAAGTGGTTCGCCAAAGGGCCGGAAGGCGATTTGGAAATCCAGCGTCCCACCTTCCTCGCGGATTTGAAAAACATCGCCACGGGCTGGCTGTGCTTCCGCGAAGGCCAAGCGCCGGAACGTCTGATCGACGCATCGCTCGATCACGCCGCGCCGTCGCCAGGTGCCGACTTCAAGCGCGGTTTCGTGCTTGCGGTTTTCAGCCAGAAATTCTTCGGCGGTATCGCGGAGCTTTCGTCGGCGTCCATTCACATGGGCAACGCGCTGCGCGAAATCTATCAGCAGTTCGAAGAACAGTCCGGCAATCATCCTGGCCAAATTCCCGTGATCGAATGCACGGGATCGGAGCCGATGAAGGATAAATACGGCACCAACTATCGCCCGAAGCTGCAGATCGTGAAATGGGTGGATCGTCCCGCTGAATTGCCGGACGCATCGCCCGTGGAAACGGCTGACATCTGGCAACCGTCCGGCGCAACGGCCAAGTCTGCGCCTGCCACCACCGCAGCACCGCCTGCGGCAAAACCCGCTCCGAGCAATCCCCTGTCCGAAGCCGAGTTTTAACATTGAGTGGTAATCCCCAACGTGCAGTCGTCGAACGAACCATGCTTAGAGCTTATGCATCAACATTTGGAACACCTCTTCGGTGGGTTCCTCGACGGCTGTCACGATGGGTTGATCGAAATCGCCTACACAGATGCGGAAGACAAAAAACTGCGCCACGCCCGATTGTTCGGCACGGACGAGATCGAGGACGCGGCGCAGTTTGCGCATGAACAGAATTCAATCGAAGGCCAGAACGTCTATGTGGGCGCGGCCCTTCGCAAGCCGGACATTGCCAAGGATAAGCGCGCCAATGACGGCGACATCCTATGCCTGACGGCCTTTTACACCGATCTCGATGAAGGCGAAGCCGCCGCGCAGGCAAAAGAGCGCTATCGCGGCTGCCCGCCCACATGCGTGGTCGTTACCGGAAGAACGCCGCACACGCGCGCGCAACTCTGGTGGCGGCAGGAAACCCCCGAATGCGACATGACGCAGGCACGCGCCCAGAATTCGGCCTTGGCGGCGGCATTCGGGGGCGACCGCACGGTCGTCAACGCCTCCCGCGTCATGCGGCTGGCCGGATCCATTGCATGGCCCCATAAACCTGGTCGCGTCAAAGAGCGCACCGAGCTGCAGCTTTTCGGTAATAACCGCCCCAAATCCTATCCCACGGGCCAGCTGCAAAATGTTTTCCCGCCCGCGAGTGGAAAAGCACCCGATGCGCCGCCCGCCAAGGTCAGCGCCGCCACGCTGAATATCGGATCGCCGGATCCGTTATCGATTGAGGCCACGCTGCACGCCGTGCGCTCCGGCTATCAATGGCACAACAACGTCCTGCGCCTGGTCGCGCATTGGATCGCGCGCGGCTGGTCGGATGCCGAAATCCTGACCGCTGCCGAAAGTTTGACGCTGCCAGGATTCACCGCCGATCAAACGCGCCGCGAAGTCGGCCAGATGATCCTGGGCGCGCGCGCCAAATGGGCCATCCCCAATCCCCTCAATAAAGTCGAAGAGTTTGCCAGCAATCCGTTCCTGGCCGTGTTCCTTGCCGAATTGAACATCGGCATGCTGCCACGCCGCCGCTGGATCTTGGGCCGCAGCCTTTTGCATGCGCAGCTCGCTTTGCTGGTCGCGCCGCCTGGTGTCGGTAAATCCACGCTGGTCATCACGCAAGGCATCGCCATCTGCACAGGCAAAAACCTGACAAGCCAGGACGTTCACGAAGCGGGCAATGTCTGGATTCACAACAACGAAGATGACCTGGACGAGTTGAAGCGCCGCGTGGCCGCCGTCCTCCAGCATCACGGCATTCCTTTTTCCGATATCAAAGACAAGCTGGCGCTGACCAGCGGCGCGGATCGCCAATTCATCGTCGCCAAGACGGATCGCAACGGCAGCGTCATTCGCCAGCCGGACGTCGCCGCCTGCGTGGAGCAAATCCGCAAATACAACATCAAGGTTTTCATCGTCGATCCGTTCGCCGAAACCCACGAGGTTGAGGAAAACAGCAACGAGCAGATCAAGATCGTCGCCCAGCTTTATCGGGAAATCGCCCGCTTAGGCGATTGCGCCGTCCTGCTGGTGCATCACACCGCCAAACCGCCGCAAGGATCCAGCGAAGGCCATGCGGGTAACATGAATACCGCGCGCGGCGCATCCGCGCTGACGGGTGTCGCCCGTATCGTGCAGACGCTGTTCGGCATGAGCGCGCGCGACGGCGAGAAATTCGCCATCACGGATGAAGACCGCCACCTCTATGTGCGGCTGGATGATGCCAAGGCAAACCTGTCGCTGGCATCGCCGAACGCCCTCTGGTTCAAGCGCCTGGGCGTCACCATCGCCAACGGTGATGAGGTCGGCGTGCTGGAGACAGCAGATTTTTCCAACAAGGTCGAAGAGATCAGAGACGCCGAATACAATTTCCAAAAGACGGTCATCTCCTGCCTGCTGGCCCAGGTGCCGGAACACACCATCACGCTGAACGCCGCCACCAAGCTGCTGGCCTGGGGCAGCGATGAGCGCTTCCACAAATACCGCTCCAAAGATGCCCGTGGCTATGAACGCTCGTCGCGCACGCTGCGGGAGATCGTTGTGGCCGCGTGCCGCGCCGCCATCTCCATCAATAACGGCAAAGCCATGCAGGGATACACCCTGGATCTATCGGAGCAGCCGCTGACCCTGAAGCGCTTTTCGCACCCCATTGACCCTTTATCGCAACCTGAATTCACGGAGGATTTTGATGACTGATTTATTGTCTGTGTTTCGTGTTTCGAAACACGGAAACATTGCGAAACACATGAAAAGGTTAAGTGTTTCATTGTTTCGGCGTACCCGCGAAACACACTTTTCTAAGCCATTGGTTTTGAACATTGTTTCGGTGTTTCAGTGTTTCACCCCTATAGGGGCGAGTGTGGCGCGGAACAACCGCGCCCACCACACTCTCCCTACAGGGGGTGGCGCATGAGCGGCCCGCATCCGTCAGCGCTGGCACCCACCCAGCAAAGCAGCCAATCCGTCCTGGACGGACTGGATGAAACCGCCCGTCAAATGGAAATGACGTGGGGCGTAGGACGCCTGCGCGTTTTGGTTTCCGATTTCCTTCGCCTTAAGTTCGACGCCCAAGCGGAGAAGCTCAACACCGCCATCACGGACGGCAAACCCGAATTCATTGTCGTGCAGGCCGAGGGTATGCGCCGTGCGTGGCAAGCCTTGGACAAGGCCGCGCGCGAAGCGGGTTATCGTCCCCTTGATCCGAATATTTGGGAAATGGTTCTGCCCAGCGCGGGCGTGGCCGTGGCTGTCGTGCGCACCGAAGCGGAAGCCAGCATCGTCGCCAAAGATCGCGTCGTGTTCACGTTGCCTGAGATCGGCGCATTTCTCGAAAAGAATTTCGACGCCATGTCGCGCGTGCGGAAAAAACATCCAGGCACTTTGCTCACCATGAAACCCAAGTCCTTCGATTGGTCGAAGGGCGATGACATTCCTTTTTGAAAGGAGGAACCATGCAAAGCATTTTAACTCTCGACTTAGGCAGCAAACTCGGCTGGGCGCTGCGTCTGCGTGAAGGCACGATCACAAGTGGCATGGTCGCCTTTAAGCCTGGACGCTTTGAAGGCGCAGGCATGGCCTTTCTGCGCTTCCGCCATTGGCTTGATGAACTCGCAAAAACATCGGGCGGCATCGACGTTGTTTATTTCGAGGAAGTGCGCGCGCACGCAGGCACCTTAGCCGCCCAGGTCTATGGCGGATTTCTCGCCCACCTCAGCGCGTGGTGCGAAAGCCAGAACGTCCCGTACCAAGGCGTGCCTGTCGCCACGATCAAAAAACACGCAACCGGAAAAGGCAACGCCGACAAGCAGGCCGTCATCACCGCCATGCGCGCTAAAGGGTTCAATCCGCAGGACGACAACGAAGCCGACGCTCTCGCCATCCTGCAATGGGCAATCACAGAAGGAGCAACATCATGAGACTTTATCCAAAACACTTCGGCGGAGAACGCACCGATCCAGAGATCATCAAACGCGACGGCTGGAACCAACAAGGGATCCTGGTCGTGTCGGCGGGCGATAACAGGCTGACCTGGCCAGAGCGCGAACTGGTGAAACAGCTCGGTGAAAAACTTTACGGCAAACCACAAACGACGGGGCAAACATGACGGAGAAATGGACAGCAAGCGAAATTGCAGAACGATTTGAGGAAGCGATCTACACGCTCAAACGCCTGCCAAAACCAAAGATCCAGGGTTATCACAATATGTGGCCGCCCATCGTTTACACGACCTGGGAGATCCTGGCGCAGGAGAAGAAGCCCTTCCGCCTTGGCCCACCGCTGCCCGATGCCATTGACCGCATGGAGCAGACGTTTGTGTGGATCGGCTGGCTTGAGCCGGAGGAACGCAAGATGGTCTGGCTGCGCGCAGCACGGCTGCCCTGGCGCGTGGTGTGCGCACGTTTTGGCGTGTGCAAAAACACGGCGGCGCATCGCTGGACGGTGGCGCTGCTCAAGATCGCGCACCGCCTAAACCGCGAGGCTCCCAAGGCAGCGAAGAGAAAGGTAGAGGAGCGAAGAGGTTCTGCCTGACGCTTTGGACGGTTTTTGAATAGATTTTAGATAGGCTGGCGTGACATGACAGAGCATGGCGGCCTAATCCCCTAACCATTTGAAATCTTGGGTCCTTCCTGCACGAAATCCTATGCGGGCGGGCGAGGCCCGATGGTTTTTTAGCGACAGCCCCGCAAAACGGGTTACAGCGCGGTTACAAGTTACAAGACAGGTTACATGACAATTGAACATTCAAAGCGCATGGCGGATCGCATCGAGATCTGGCCAACGGATAAACTCGTCCCTTACGACAAGAACCCGCGCACCCATTCGACGGAACAGGTCAACCAGATCGCGGCGAGCATTGCCGAGTTCGGTTTTCTCAATCCAATCCTCGTCGACACGACGGCGGGTATCATTGCAGGGCATGGCCGCCTCCAGGCGGCAAAACAACTCGGCCTCGCGCAAGTCCCTGTCGTCGTGCTGGATCATTTAACCGAAGCGCAAAAGCGCGCTTACGTCATTGCCGACAACAAGCTGGCGCTCAACGCCGGATGGGACGATGAATTGTTGCGCTCCGAAATGGCCGCCCTGGCTGCGGAGAATTTCGATATGCCCGTCATCGGTTTTTCCGACGACGAACTGGCCGCCTTGCCGGCCGAGCCGAACGTGGTCGACGGTAAGACGGACGAAGACTCCGTGCCGGAAGCGCCGGAAACGCCCGTCAGCAAACCTGGCGATCTTTGGCGGCTGGGCAATCACCTTCTGCTTTGCGGCGACAGCACGGTTCTGGCCAACGTCGAACGGGTGTTGGACGGCGCGCTGGCCGACATGGTTTTCACGGATCCGCCTTACAACGTGGATTACGGCAACACCCCCAAAGACAAGATGCGCGGCACAAACCGCACCATCATGAACGATAACCTGGGCGACGGCTTCGAGAAGTTTCTTTACGACAGTTGCGTCAACATGCTGACCGTCTGCAAAGGCGCGCTTTACGTTTGCATGTCCTCCAGCGAATTGCATACGCTGCAGAAAGCGTTCGTCGAAGCTGGTGGCAAGTGGTCGACCTTCGTCATCTGGGCAAAAAACACTTTCACATTGGGCCGCGCGGACTATCAGCGCCAATACGAACCGATCCTTTATGGCTGGAAGCAAGGCACCGATCACTTCTGGTGCGGCGCGCGCGACCAGGGCGACGTGTGGTTTGTGAATAAGCCCGTGCGCAACGAACTGCATCCCACCATGAAGCCCGTCGAGCTTGTGGAACGCGCGGTCAACAACAGCAGCAAGAGCCGTGACATCGTCCTGGATTGTTTCGGCGGATCCGGCACCACGCTGATCGCCTGCGAAAAATTGAACCGCCAATGCCGGATGATCGAACTGGATCCCAAATACGCCGACGTGATCGTCAAGCGCTGGGAAGAATTTACGGGTAAAAAGGCAGAGCTGGTGACCGCTTAATCAGTGGCAATCGAACCAGCGTTGGCATGTTGCCAGCAGATGATCGTAGTCGCCTGCCGTGGCTTCGTCGAGGAAGGTTTTGATTTCGGTGTCGGTAAGCCCGCCACGTTGCGCGGCGCGCTTGCACAGGCCCAGGACGTTGAAGGCATTGCCGTCTTTGCCCGTCAGCCGGACGCTGATATCAGGGAATTTGACAATGCCAGCGCCATCAACGCGCCGCCCGATGTAGCGGCCATAGTCGGAGCCGGACGGATCGACATAAAGGGTTTCGCGCTCCGGCGCGGTGATCGCAATGGCACGACGGACATTGTTGTTCTTCCAGCCGCCTTTGCCTGCCAGCCATTCACGACGGGCCAGAGGCTTGGCAATGAAGGCGTCGTATTCGGCGGCGGTCATTTCTTTGGTTTCGATGATTTCGGTTGGATAAGCTGTGCCGCAATCGCGGCGCGATCCGCTTTCGATTTCGTGCCAGTCGCAGGGCTTGCGGGCGTAGATGACGTGGATGGTATCTTTCATGGCGCTGTCCTATTTTGTTTCCTGGCCGAGCATGCCTTTGACCCATTCGATGGCATCTGAATCCGTGCCGTTAACGCTCCACTCGCGGACGCGCTTGATGGTGGGATTTTTGCTGTCGTAGTATCTGCTGTTTTTATAATTGTAGATTTACACAAAGCAGCCAGGGATTAATTCGGCATCCCACTCTGCTTCGGTTTTGTATCCGTCTCCGGCTTTCGGTTTGCCAAATGCCTCGACTAATTCCTTGTAGCTTGCTTTGACCGTTCCTAAAAAGGTCAGGCATTCACGAACATCTGCAGGGATGATTGTCATGGCGTCCTCCTTATTTGCGCGCTTTGCGGCCAGCTTCAAAGGCAGCATCGAGCGCCTTCTTGACGCTCCAGGCAGCGACATCGTGAAAGTCGAGGCTGTCGGAGTTGCGGGTAACAAGCGTTTCAATGCCGAGGTGCTGTTGCGCGATCTGCGTGAAAAGCTGGTCTTTCGTGAGCGGCGCTTTGCGCGGATAAGTTTTGCCCGTGGCTTCGCGGATAGCGTTTTCAAAGCTGTCGCGCCAGCCCTGGTCGGCCACGCGCGTTGCTAAATGCTTGGCAATCGCGGCGGTGCTGATCGGCCCTTTGGCGTTGCCAGCGCCGTTATCGATGAAGCTCAAATCGTCGGCAAGGTGTCTGCCGAAGCGTGCGTCTAGCGTGTCGCGGGCCTGCTCGGCGGTGAGGTCAAATTCTTTTGCGAGGAAGCGGCTGGCGGCGTCCCAGGTCAAATCGGCATCGTAGCCGTTGCGGATGCTGGTTCCCCAGAAGCCCCATTCTTGGTTTGCGGTTGGTAATGGCTTAAAGTTTTTCATGGCGCTCTCCTTTGCTTATACTTACATGAACGCTTCATTCCGGCGGATTATCAAGTCATATCGGCTTCGCTCTATTGCGAAGATTTGCGCCGATTGATTATCAAACAATCAATCGGCGCACCTTGATTGTTTTATTACTTGCTATCCGCAATTTTATAGATCCGCTGCTCTCCTTTCGGCTTGTCGGAAACGATTTGATAACCTCGTTTCTTGGCAAGCGCGTGGGACAGCGCACTGCGGATCGTGTGCTGCTGCCATCCGGTTGCGGCGACCATATCTTCGATGGTCGCGCCCTCGGCGCGCTTCAGCAATTTGATGATCGCTTCCAGCTTGCTCTCCTTGCGGACGGGCATGGCGGCGACCGCTGCGAGACCAGCCTTCATCGGTTTCGACAGCTTTTTGGATTTGCTCTTTTTGGGAGCGGTTTTGGCCTTGGCCGCTTTCGCGGGCTTGGCCTTTTTGGCTTTGGATTTAGTGGGCATAAGCGTTCTCCTTTCTTCACCATGAACGCTTCATTCGCGGCGCTTATCCAGTCAATTGTGAGCAATCAATTGGCTTTAATCGGCCATAACGGATCATGGAATGATGCACTTTGAGCAAAGGTTTATCGATTACAGCGTATGCGCGGCATCGCGGCGTGAGCCATGTCGCCGTTTTAAAGGCCATCAAGGCGGGGCGCATCGAAAAGGAAGCGGACGGAACCATCGATCCCGCGAAGGCCGACGCCGCCTGGGAGCGCAATACCAATCAAGCGCAGCAGCGTAAGGCAGCGAAGCAGAGCGAAACACCGCGCAACGAAGTTGAAACGGAAGCGCCCGTTGGCCCACCCATCGTCAACAGCGGCCCCAGCTTCGCGCAAAGCCGCGCGATCAAGGAAGCGTACAACGCACGCCTTGCAAAGCTGTCCTACGAAGAAAAGTCCGGCGCGCTCGTGCGAACCGACAGCGTCAAGGTTGCCTGGTTCAACACGCTGCGCGTCGTGCGCGACCGCGCGCTGAATTTACCGGATCGGCTTGCGCCCATCCTGGCAGCGGAAACGGATCCGAAAGTTGTGCGGGATTTATTGGAAGATGAATTGCGCACGATTTTGAATGATGCCGCCGACGCCATAACGAATTTGCAAAGCGGCTGATCATGGAAGCACTGCAGGAATGTTTAACGCACGCCGCTTTGGCGCTGCGACCGGATCCGCGTTTGTCGGTTTCGGAATGGGCCGATGCGCACCGCTTTCTATCCCAGACCGCCTCCGGCGAACCTGGGCCGTGGCGCACCGACCGCACGCCTTATATGCGCGAGATCATGGATTGCCTTTCGCCTTCGTCCCCCGTGGAAAAGGTGATTTTCATGAAGGGCGCACAGATCGGCGGCACCGAGGCTGGTAATAACTGGATTGGCTACGTCATTCACCATTCGCCAGGGCCGATGCTGGCGGTGCAGCCAACCGTGGAAATGGCCAAGCGCTGGTCGAAGCAGCGTGTGGCATCGCTGATCGACAGCACGCCCGTGCTACGCGACCGCGTAAAGGAAGCCCGTTCCCGCGATAGCGGCAACACGGTTCAAAGCAAAGAGTTTCCAGGCGGGATCCTGGTGATGACGGGTGCGAACAGCGCAGTCGGCCTGCGCTCGATGCCCGTGCGTTACCTCTTTCTCGATGAGGTTGATGCATACGATTTCGACGTGGACGGCGAAGGCGATCCGGTCAGCTTGGCCAGCCAGCGCACGATCACGTTTGCAAACCGGAAAATCTTTCTGGTTTCCACGCCGACGATCCAAGGCTTCAGCCGGATCGAACTTGAATACGAAGCCTCTGACCGCCGCCGTTGGTGGGTGCCGTGTCCGGAATGCCAAGAATATCAGGTACTGGAAGAAAAGCGTCTGCAATGGCCGAAGGACAAACCGGAGGAAGCTGCATATTTCTGCGCGCATTGTGGCGTTGCTATCCCTAGCCATCGCAAGGCATGGATGAATGCGCGCGGCCAATGGCGCGCGGATGCACCTGGCCCTAGCAAAGCAGCGGGCTTCCACCTGTCGGGCTTAAACAGCCCGTGGCTCACTTGGGCGCAAATCGCGGAACGCAAAGTCGCTGCCAAAGATGATGCGGCGATGAAGGTTTACGTTAACACCATCGAAGCCCGCACCTGGGCGGAGTCCGGTGAAGCGCCGGAATGGCAGCGGCTTTACGACCGCCGCGAGGATTACCGTATTGGCGAAGTGCCAGAGGGAGGCTTATTCCTCACCGCTGGCGTCGACGTGCAAAAGGATCGTATCGAGCTGGAGATTGTGGCCTGGGGCCGCGACCGCGAAAGCTGGTCGATTGATTTTCGTGTGCTGCAAGGCGATCCGGTCAAGCCGGATGTTTGGCGGCAACTCGACGGCGTGCTGGCTGAAACCTTTACGCACGCGGGAAACACGGAATTATCAATTCTGCGCCTTGCTATCGATACGGGCTATGCCACGCAAGAAGTTTACGATTGGGTACGCAAACAGTCGGATCGCGTCATCGCCATTAAAGGTGTTGAGCGCCTGGGCGCTGCTGTCGGGACACCGAGCCACATGGATGTCACGACAAGCGGCAAACGCAAGCGGCGCGGCCTGCTGGTCTGGCCTGTCGGATCGTCGTTTTGTAAATCGGAACTCTACGGCGCTTTGCGCAAAGACAAGCCGACCGATGAACAATTGCAGGAGGGTGAGAAACATCCTCCAGGCTTCTGCCACTTTCCAAAATATGGAGAGGAATATTTTAAGCAGTTAACCGCTGAACGATTGGTAACCGTCAAAGACAAACGCGGTTTCCCCCATCGTGAATGGCGCAAGCTGCGGGAACGCAACGAAGCCTTGGATTGCCGGATTTATGCCCGCGCGGCAGCTTCGGCCTTGGGGATTGACCGCTTTGGCGACACCACATGGCAAAAGTTGGAGCGCGCTTTGGGACGTAGCATCCCGACAGAAACCGATGCGCCAGAAATTCAAAAACCGATGCAAGCCACACCCGTCGCACGGCGGGTGATCAGGAGTGATTATCTATGACCTATACCACCGCACAACGCGACGCCCTTAGACAGGCGATTGCGAGTGGCGTTCTGCGCCTGTCCTACGACGGCAAGAACGTCGAATACCGCTCGATGGCTGAATTGAAGGCCGCGCTGACCGAAGTGGAATCATCGCTGGCCCGTGACAGCGGCCAGCCGCAAACCCGCCAAATCAAAATCTACGCCGACAAGGATCTTTAAGTGAAATTGCTCTCTCGCATTAGCGCGGCGATGAAATTCGCCGCGACCGGACGGCTGTCTGCATCAGCCTTTGAAGGCGCGATGCAAAACCGCCGCTTGATCGCCTGGAAGGCCACGCAGGAGAATATCAACACGCTTCTGTCTTCTGGTGGCGATCTCTTGCGCGCCCGCGCGCGCCAGATCGTGCGCTCAAATCCTTATGCAGCGAACGCCGCAGATAGTTTTGTCGCCAATGCCGTGGGCGCAGGCATCGTGCCGTCGAGCCTTATTGCCGACACCGCGCTCAAAGACGAATTGCAGCGCGTGTGGTTGGCCTGGACGGATGAAGCTGACGCCGACGATCTGACCGATTTTTACGGCATGCAGGCTTTGGCCGCGCGCGCCATGTTCGAAGCGGGCGAATGTTTCATCCGGTTTCGTCCCCGCCGTCCGGAAGACGGTTTGACGGTGCCGCTGCAGCTTCAATTGCTGGAAGCCGAACATCTGCCGTTCGATAAAAACGAAACGAGCGGCAACGGAAACCAAATCCGCTGCGGCATCGAGTTCGACAAGATCGGTCGCCGCGTTGCTTATCATTTTTACCGTAAGCATCCAGGCGACACGACCGATCAAAGCGGCAAAGGCGAAATTGTTCGGGTTCCGGCCAGCGAGATCCTGCACCTTTATCGCCCGCAGCGCCCAGGTCAAATCCGTGGCGTTCCGTGGATCTCGCCTGCGCTGGTGAAGCTCTATTTGCTCGACCAGTACGTCGATGCCGAGCTTGACCGTAAAAA